AACTGGAGTTTGGAGTGCCATTATTGTTTATTTATAAGAATTTGAAGCATGTGTTTAATCTCAGAAATCTCAGATTTAACATCCTGTAATTCTTTACCTTGTCTCTCTAGTTCTTGTTTTTGAACTCTAGCTGCATCTCTTCGAGCAACATAAGCCTCATATTCTTTACTATTATTATTTAGGATAGCTTGGTTCGATGTATCTCGAAATAAACCATCCATCCCCTTTACTTTTAAAAATTCCATGTTATGCACAGGCGATTACACGAAGATCTTTAAGTCTCGGCACTTCAGCAGAAACTGTGGATCTGAATACGATCTTCACCGTAATTGCATCAAACTGAGTCAGATTTTTCGCAGAATACTGAACATCATAGAATGACTCTGGGAAGGTAGTCTTAGGAATCACGGCATCTGGGCTAATCAATGTATATGGAACTGTATTGAAGTCAATATTAGAACCAACATTATTTAACTTGTAGTAAACATCCACAGAAGCATTTGTAGGAAGATTAATCGCAAAACGAATCTTTAGATAAGAAGATGGGTTTGCAAGGTTAATTCTACGTGTTACATATTTGCTATGTTGTGAACCATTTACAGGTGCGATTTCATCAAAGAATTTATCCAGTGAAACCACAGTAATTGTACCTGCAGTACCAGAGCCAGCCGAACGAGCAGTGAAAGTTCCATTCAATGTAATGCTAGATCCATCAACAGATGTTCCAGTTACAAGGAATGTTCCATTATTACCAGCATCTGCAGCACCTGAGATTGTTACATAACGACCAACACCTATTGTGAGTAAGTCTAGTTTAGTAGTTGAATCGGATGTAGAAATACCAGTTGTTGTAAAGGCAATAGTAGTCTTTGCAGAAGTTGCAGTTCTATTATCAATCGGTGAGATATTAGTATTTGCCTGAGTCGCACTATTAATCTTGTTATGGATACAGATTAATGAAGTTCTGTGTGTATCAATAACAGGAGATACTGAATCATTTGTAGTAGAAATTTGTGCAGAGAATGTTAAAGATTTATCACCACTTAAGAAGTTTGATTCATTTACGTCAGAACCAATAACTCTTGGAGAATCATATACATTTGATTGATTAATCATTACTGCATCCCCAGAAGTCTGTTTGATATATGGTACTTCAATACCATCAACAGAACGACCAGTTGTAGACTTAATGCTATAATCAACATTAGTCTGTGAGAATGATTGAACTTGAACGATTGGTTGAACAACATCAAACTGCACGTTATCAGTCGCTTCAACTCCAACACCACCAACGAAACCAGTAGCATTCGCATTATTGGTAACAGTAAATGTGTAAGAATCTAAATCAATATCAGAAATGGTTTGTGTGCCGTTTAACTGGCTGCTTGGAATATTATTGTATGTTCCAGTTGCAACATTTTGAATACGAACCTTAGATCCAGGGAACATATCGTGGTCAGGATGGTAAACACGAACTTTGTTTGAACCAGAAGTTACTTGGAATGGATCGCTTTGCAATACATTGTTTGGTAAACTGTCATTAACAAAGTCTACTTGACCGATAACATTAGTTGAGAACTGTGCACGGTAAATCGTAAACATCAAGTCTTGTGTTTGATCCGCAGTCCAAGTAGAAGCGTTTTGTGACTTGAAGAATACACCAGCGTATGGCTGTTCAGAAATAAAGCGATCTGTGCCTGCTTGTTTATCGCCCAACTGAGAAATCCAGCAACGATAGTTATTAGAATCAGAAGACAATACGATACAATATTCAGTCGCATCATTGACAAAAACTGGAGATGGGAATGTGAAACGAGTAGGTGTATCTGGAGCACGATAAGTTGCACCCTCAACAGTAACGCTATTGTCTGACAGATAAACTTTATCTGGGTTCAAAGCCATCTTAGAGAATGGAAGAACTTTTTTACCTGGATAGCCGTTGACAACTTCACGGATCTCAATATTCACAGGAATATTATCATCTTTAGTAGCAAAGAAAATATCAATACCTGTTAAGAATGCTCCACCCTTTTGTTGTACCAAGAATGTTTGTGCCAATGGGTCATACCAACCAGTATCACCAACAACACGTTCTGATGTTTCTGTGATAGTAGTAGTTGCATTAACAACTTCTTGTGCAATCGTTGCATTACGAACAGCGTTAAATGTTGCTTGTTTAGTTTCAAGAATACCTTGAGCACGATACTGAACACTACCAGCTGAAGTGTAATCACCAGCGTTTGCAGAACTATCTGTGATACGGAGTTCTTTGATACCTGTACGGAATCTTAATGCATCTGTATTTGGAACAGTGAATAATCCATATACGTCACCATTAAAGTTAGAGATTACATCATCACCTTGTACTTTAACAGTTACAGAAGAATTGATTGTTCCACGAGCACCAGAGATAGATCCAACCATAACTTCGCCAGATTGGAATGTGCCTTTAATGTTTAGAACATAAATCGCTTTAGTTCCAGTGGAAGTGATTTCATATCCAACACAAACCGCAGTAGCTCCAGAAGTTAAACCAGTAATAACATCACCACGATTTAATGCTGGTTGTGTATCTTTAGTTGGGTCACCAGAAATACGACGAGCAGTTTCAGTTGAGTTAGAACCCACGTTTGAGTATCTATCAAATTCAGAACCAAAACCAGAAATCGCATCGAATGGAATTCTAGTGGCTGGTTGAATGTAAGAATTGATATTAATACTATCAAAGAAAGAATATAGTTTAGTCTTTGGTTTGAAACCTTTGGCTTGAATCAATACACCACGTGAACGGATGAATGGAATAACTGCAGTAGATAAAACTTTGTCTTCAACCAGTTGTTTGTCGATTTGAGCAACAACGCTAGTTTTAAGACCAGTTCTTGCAAGACCAACTTCACGTGCAGTAGTTTGAGTTGTAACAACACGATGTGCCCAACCAGATCCTGATTCAACATTACCAAACAAGGCATTCATCTGGTCGCCACCAAACTCAGCACCAGCAACACCTGCGCCACGTTTGTCACCGACATATGTACGTGTTGAAATTCTTGCAGCACCAGTCCATTGAGTTTGCCATGCATTCCAAACTGTACCAAGAACACCAGACTTTTCTAGTGCACTGTAAACAGCATTGAAGTTACCTTCTACGTTATTTACGATATCTGGACGACGTTCAACTTCAAACCACTCATCAGAAGATGGGTTTAAGTTAATGTTACCAATAAATGTAAAGATCGCAAATGGGTTAATGTTCTCAACACGAGATGCAACATTCTGTTTAATGAAAGGAATATTGCTGTATGGCAATGTGATAACATCACCAGTCAAAGCGTAGTTACTTGCAGTACGCTGAGCAGATGTAGAATTCTTTTCGATTAAATTGACATTGTCCATACGATAGAATGGGCGGAGTTCTTTATTCTCCATGTCAATAGCACAGTTGTAATCTGTATTAGAAGCATCACCAACACCAGAACCAGAGAACGAGTCAACAATAAAACCATTCTTAAAACGATCCAATCCTTGGTCGTCTGGAATAGTTAAACTTACAGTTTCTTGTTCTAGTAATGACAATGAAGTATAGTATTCAAGTGTATCAATACGCTTCTCAAGTGAACCAATATCACGCATTGTGTAGCGTTTGTTGTCAATAGATCTTACGCTTACGTTATTAGTTGATGTGCCAAATGTGTATGGCTCAAGAGAAAGTTTGTATAGAACCATTCCATTAACTGGATCTTCTGGTTCTGCTGGATTAATAGATGGTACACCTTTAACTTGAAAGAAGTTACCATTAAAGTCAATCGCAACTTTATCTTTACGTGCAAGATAGTATGACATATCTGTTTCCACGTTCACACCACGTTTTGGTAGTTGTGTTGGTGAAGAACCAGCTGAACTAAAATCTACACCAGTATCATCAATACGTGGACGGAAATCAATTACGTCTCTTAAAGCAGTACCAGAGTAAATTGGAATATCTTCGTAACGAATACCAGAACCAGTATATGAATCTACTGAGAAGTAGTCACCAGTACCATGTTCAAAGTATTGAAAAGTGATTTGAATTGGAGCACTTGGTAATGCATATCCTTGACGCAAACTAATGGATGCTACATCATAGTAGTCATCACGTTGTCCGTCATCAAAGTCATATTGATTACCAATTTCAATTGAGTAAGTACCAGTTGGAGATGCCCATGTTCCAGTGTCCATTTTGACGCTAGTTACACGATAGCCATCTGCTTTACCCAATTTAATGATTGGTGTAGTACCAGTTGTTTTTACTGTAATAGTTTTTACAGCAGATGTTAAAGTTTTTGCTTTCTCTTTAGCATCAATAGAAGTCTTGCGAACTGCAGCATGTACGATAAACTGAGTAGATGCATAGGTGTCAGGCATTGTAAAAATAACTTGACGAAGAGAAGGAGTAACTACGTTAATTGAGGTAGGAATAACAACAACACCAGTGGCATTATTAATCAATAGGTAATTAGTGTTTTCTGCAGAAGAACCAAATGTATCGGCAGAGCCGACAGCGTTAATCGTAACAGTACAATTTCCACCAGAAGGAGTAGATGATGTTTGAACAAAACGCTGAGTTACACTATAAGAAGTACCAATAGTACTATCATCCACGCTTCTTAATTTACGAACTGCGTAGTATGGTAGCTGATAAATTAAAGAAGAATTTTGTGGTTCAGATAATACAGTTGATAAACGATAGATTGCTGCAGCTGCAACTGTTACGCTTGCACTAAGAGTTAAAGAAAGATCAGATGCGATTGCATTGACACGACGCACAGTAGCTGAAGAACCAATGTAAATATAATCACCAACTTGAAGTTCAGTGGTAAATCTAGTACCAGCACCTGTCAATGTAGCAGAAGCAGAAGCAGTTACGTTACCAGTTAGAACTGTTTGAATTGGAGAAATATCGGCAGTAAAGTTAGTGACTGTTGAACCAGCATTATAGTAAATCTGTTTAACTTGACGATTGAAGTTAACACCACTATTCAATGATACGCTGGATAGTTGTAATTTGTATACGTCTGCAGCACGAGATGCTCCAAGACTATGGATTTCAATACCACGAATACGTGCAGTTCCAATTTTAGAACCTGCAGCAGTACCAGCAGATGCTGTTACTTGACTGTATAAATCAACTTGCTGAAAAACGTCAAAGCGTGGAGCACTATTAATGTTAGTGACTAAAATGTAGTTACCAACAGTAGTTTGAATTTGAGTATCGGCAACACGAGTAAAGTCACGTGCCTTATCGATGTTTAGATATTGAGTACCGATTTTCTCAATTTCATATCCTTGAACATACGCTTTTCCTGGTTCCATTCCAAGTGCTAATTTAGCAGTATCACCTTCTTGTGTGATTGGATCAAAAATACCACGATTGTAAAGTAAATCTGTTACAGGACTATATCTCCATGTCACACCACCGACACCATCGGTTGCTGTAC